TCATATTTACTATAATCACCAGCCAAAATACGGTCTGCACCATGCTTTTTCATATGATTAGCCAATTGATCCCATTCGGGACCTTGAGCATTCACTCCCACTGCACACTCAGAATCAAGTGGAAATAATGAGAGGATACGAGCAAGGGGCAAAAAGTATTTACGAACCATCATTTGAGTAGCCCAATCAGCAGCCTGAAAAACTCTGACTTTGTCTTTAGATAATTTGGTTGGTTCATCTTTGACACATGCTTTGAAAATAGAATAGCATCGTTCACCAGCGAGTAGTGTTGCTTCCATATTTCTCATTTCATTGACTATCATAGGATGAGCTGTGGCTGGACATTGAAAATCCAAATAATCCACAGGATCTAAAAATTCAATCATATCGCGTTTAGGTCCAGAAAGGGGGTAGCCTTTAGAAGTACCTTTTGGCATGGCATCAATAAAACGTTTGCCATCTTTTCCACATAGAACTTCCATATCTGTCATGGGCGCAAGTTCTGAAAGAACCCACAATTTAAATTTGTCTTGTTTAAAAACATCAACTAAACCATTTACATAGTCTAAATATGCTGCTTTGACAAGACTACCTTCAATCCCTGCACTGGGATTGGCTGAGTGAGCTAAAGATGCTTGCCACATTCTAGTTCTGTGAAACTGTGGGGCACCATGTTGGTTTTTAACTCCGGTTACTTCAGCAACGGTATCTGAAATGGGTGTTTTTCTAACTTTACTTTTAGTATGAGTAACTCGCTTGCCATCTTGACCTAAATATTCGACATTACTGCCGACAGGTAAATAATTAACAGGCGATTTTTCGTGAATATCTTGAGTAGCCAATACTTGTTGTTCATATCGGGTAACTGGGAAAGTACCATTCACGGTAGAAGGAAAAGCACCTTTCCATGTTTTATGTGCTTTATCCCAAACATCTTGTATTTCTTTTTGTGTGACAATTAAAGCTTTGCCACTAGGTTTATCAGGAATACCTCGTAAGTGTAAACCTCCTATACATGTGCGTGCAAAATTAGCAACTACAACGCCCATGCATAAACCAGTAAAAGTATTATAAGGCAATTGATAATCATAACCCGGTCCACCGGATTTAGAATCTGTAGTGTATGTGATTCTAATGACATCTGACCTCATAGAACCATCACCATTCTTGTAAAGAAAGTGTCCGGAACCGGAAGCAGTTATTTTCTCAGGAAATAAATGACGAATATCAGCGAAAACACCGCCAGAGGCAATATTTACGAGACACAAATCTTTTCCAGGAATTGGAATCATATAATCAGTGCTTACAATAGCTT